GGCGGGTTGCATCGGGTGATACTCAAAGGTGATATGATTCACTCGATACTTCTCGAAAGCGGGTGCAATCTGTGAGAGCCATGGGAAGGACCCATGAACGCCGGGATTGATTGTGTACCCGCGGATGTAATCAGTACTCGCCCCTACGTGCCTTACATCAACCACGAACTCACGATGAGTCACGGTGAAAGCCGGCATTTTAAACGAGCGCATAATCGACCCAGTTGTCAGTGGTTGCACTGACAGCATTTTCGACCCCCTCCACGTCAGGCCACGGCCTGAGGTTCGACGTCGCGTTTTTCGCGACTTCCGGGCTTTGCGGCGCCCGCTACCACGTGTTTTCTTTCTGCGAAGAGAAGACATGTAAGAAATTGAAAGAATCCTGTCGTGACAGTCAAGAAATAGTTTCTTACATGGGCATTAGTCTCACATGCTGAAGTCGACGTCGACCATATGGTCGACGAACCGACTATTCAGCATGTAAGGCAAACCCCGCGACAGCGCGCGCTCGAGTTCAACCTCGAACGTTTGCTCATCGGCATGAGTCAGACCGTAGATAAGTGTGAAGGCTGCCCAGGTGCCTTCATCTGCATCCACTAGTTCCTGACCTTTAAGCCAAAATTCCACTTTCTCGTGGTATCGCGGTCTGTACCCTCTGGTCTCCAAATGTAGAATCAACTTCTCAACATAAACTCGAGCAAAAGGTACATGATGGGTCGTATCCCGTAGAGAGTGAAGAGTGCCGTATAGATAGCCGTAATATTCGCTATCTTTGACCCCTTTCTTGTGGATAAACCATCCGACTTTGGACAGCAGGCGTCCAGGTTTGACGCCCACCACATATCGACACCCTACGGGGTAAAACCGCCGCGAAAGGAATTCAGCCTCCGCGGCGCAAAGTGAAAAAGTGCATTTGAGAATGCACCCTAAGGAACGAACCCAATCATAAAGAGCTTGTTTCGCTCGATCGAGTGTTCCAAATACTTCATACAAGGCACGTGCTTCGATGATGGTCATGTTATCATCACCGAGCAAGATCATGTGGCAGCTGTCAGCCAATCCATGATACTCGTAGAATGACATGATGAGGTCGCATGTCATCTTACTATTGCCTGAACTCGTGTCAAGGTCGCCTGATTTCCGGGTACCGTCCACTGAGAAACGAATCCCCGAAGCCCACACACGTGAACGCGTCTTGGAAGCGAGAATTGCTTCCCCTTCGCGCACGTGCCGGCAGAAACCAAGCGCACGATAAAAATTGGACTCACGAAGTATCGCTTCGTGACACTGCGTCATATCATACTTGGAGAAATCACAAGAGATGATGATAGGTGACGCGTATTGGATTACCGTGTTATTAAACCAATCGGTGACTTCTTGCGCCGTAGTTCCTGAGCAGTAGAAAACTCTACAGCCTGCGTTGTAGAGTGTCTTGAGTGCATTAGAATACGACCAAAACCATCGACCAGCCAAACCTTTAGCCAGGTCAGACAACGCCTGAATGAGGCGCGGCCTTTGTGGTTCCCACGGTTCGTAAGTGAGTTTGACGATTTTCTCCAACTTTACGAACGCCGAGTATGAGAGTTTCCCGAATGTGAAAATTCCGGGATATTTAGCTAGGGCCTTGAGTATCAAATCACGACGGCGCTTTGGATAACGCGCCATGTACTCATCTTGGCTAGGGACAGCGTAATTGTGACCTTCGTACCAACTACATCGGTATACTTCAGGCCGTGTGCAAACCACGCCGTCAG